CTACAACGTGGCCTACGAGGGCGGCACCAAGGAAAAGCTCACCATCAAGAACGACTCGATGGGCGACGAGCAATTCCGGCAGTTTCTGCGCGACGCCTACACGGCAGCCGATGCGGTGATGAAGGCGGGCGCGGTGTTCTACATCTGGCACGCTGACAGCGAGGGCTACAACTTCCGGGGTGCTGCCCGGGATGCTGGCTGGTCCGTTCGCCAGTGCTTGATCTGGAAGAAGTCGAGCCTGGTGCTCGGCCGCCAGGACTACCAGTGGCAGCACGAGCCCTGCCTGTACGGCTGGAAGGAAGGCGCGTCACACCTGTGGGCGTCTGACCGCAAGCAAACGACCATCCTGGAGTTCGAAAAGCCCAGCCGGAACCGCGAGCACCCGACGATGAAGCCGGTTGCGCTTTTCGAATACCAATTGCTCAACAACACCAAGGGCGGCGACCTGGTGCTGGACAGCTTCGGCGGGTCCGGCACCACGCTGATCGCTGCCGAGAAGAACGGCCGCGTGGCCAGGCTCATGGAGCTGGACCCGAAGTACTGCGACGTGATCGTTCGCCGCTGGCAAGACTACACCGGGGAAAGCGCGACACATGCTGAAACCGGGATTGCATTTGATGACGCGGCGGCCGCAATGGGCGCGCATGCAAAGGCGGCATAGTGACAGTCGGCCGCAAGCCAAAGCCGACGCATTTGAAGTTGGTCAAGGGCAACCCTGGAAAGCGGAAGATCAACAAGAGCGAGCCTAAGCCGGATCTCGCGCAGCCATCGCCGCCCGCATTCCTAAATGACGACGCGAAAGTTGAGTGGGGCAGGGTGATCGATACCCTGTTTAATGTCGGCTTGATGACCGAAATTGACCGCGGCGCGCTGGCCGCTTATTGCCAGGCATACGGACGATGGGCGCAGGCCGAGCGCGCGCTGGCTCGCATGGCCGCGAAGGATGAATTAAACAGCGCGCTGATGATCAAGACGAGCAACGGGAATGCGATTCAAAACCCGCTTGTCGGAATCGCAAATAAGGCAAAGTCGGACATGGTTCGCTATGCCGTGGAATTCGGGATGACCCCGAGCGCCAGGTCAAGGGTTGAAGCAAAGCCAAATGCAAAAGACGAAGACCCGCTCTCGAAGTTCTTCGGATGATGATCCGGTTACGGCATACGCGCGGGCCGTTGTCAGCGGCCAGCGTCTTGCCGGGCCGCATGTTCGCGATGCCTGCAAGCGGCATCTGCTGGATATTAAGGAAGGGAAAAAGCGCGGCCTGACCTGGAATCTCGCCGAGGCGCAGCGGGCGCTTGGGTTCTATCGCGAGATCCTGAAATTGAACGGTGGCGATTATGAAGGTGTGCCGTTCCGGCTTTTGCCCTGGCAGCAATTTGTTGTCGGCAGCATCTTCGGCTGGTATGGCGCGGACGGTTATCGCAGGTTCCGCGTCGCCTATGTCGAGACGGCAAAGGGGTCAGGTAAATCGCCGCTGGCAGCTGGTATCGGCATGAAAGGGCTTGTCGCAGACGGTGAGGCGCGCGCGGAAATCTATTCCGCGGCGACCAAAAAGGATCAGGCGATGATCCTGTTCCGCGACGCTGTTGCGATGGTCGATCAGTCGCCGGAATTGTCGAAGCGTCTGCAAAAGTCGGGCACTGGTGAACGGTGCTGGAATCTGGCGTATATGGAAAAGGGCGCTTTCTTTCGGCCCATCAGCAGCGATGACGGGCAGTCGGGGCCGCGGCCGCACATTGGCCTGGTGGACGAATTGCACGAACACAAGACGAACACGGTCGTCGAAATGCTTCGGGCCGGTACGAAGTCGCGGCGGCAGGCTTTGATTTTCATGATCACGAACAGCGGTTCGAACAAGCTCGGGCCGTGCTGGTCATATCACGAATACGGGGTGCAGGTAGCAAAGGGCGATCGCGTTGATGATGCGTTCTTTTCGTACATCTGCGCGCTCGACGAAAACGACGATCCATTCTTGGACGAATCCTGCTGGCCGAAAGTGAACCCGAGCTTGCAGGATGCCGACCTGCCTGGCGTGAAATATATCCGCGAGCAGGTCGTCGAGGCAAAGGGGATGCCGGCGAAAGAAGCACTTGTTCGCCGCCTGAATTTTTGCCAGTGGACGGGCGCGGAATCTCCCTGGCTCTCGCATGAACTCTGGACGGCAGCGCGCCGTGATTATTCGGTCGAGTCGCTCAAAGGGCGCCGCGCTGTCGCTGGCCTCGATCTTTCCAGCACGACCGACCTGACTGGCCTGCTCTTTCTGGTCGAGCCGGTCGAGCCTGGCGAACCATGGAAGATGGTTCCGTATGCCTGGCTGCCGGAAGTCGGATTGCAGGAAAAGACCGAAAAGGATCGTGTCCCTTACATTCAATGGCGGGACGAGGGAATTCTCGACACGACGCCAGGCAAGGCGATAAGCAAGCGGACGATCTTGCAGAGGCTCTCCGGGCTTTGCGAGTTCTTCGACGTCATCGCGGTCGGTTATGACCGCTGGCGCATCGAGGATCTGATCTCGATGGCGAACGATGAAGGAATCACGCTCCCGCCGATGAAGCCGTTCGGCCAGGGATTCAAGGATATGAGTCCCGCGGTCGAGAATTTCGAACGAATGCTTTTGAACGGCGACCTGGTGCATAACGGTCACAAGGTGCTGACGATGTGCGCCGGCAATGCGGTCATTGAGCAGGACGGAGCGGAAAACCGGAAATTGAGCAAGGAAAAGGCAAACGGGCGCATCGACTTGATGGTCGCTGGTGTGATGGCGGTCGGGGTCATGTCGTCGTCGCTTGAAAAGCCTGTCAGTTACGAGATGTTCTTTGTATAAGTAGGTATCAATGACCAGAAAAGGGCCGCTTATTGCGGCCTTTTTTTTTGGAGTTTTGAAAATGCAAAAACGCGCGTATTCGACGCTTGAGATCAAATCCGTTGACGAACAGAAGCGACGCTTTTCTGGCATCGCCTCGACGCCCTCGACCGATCGCATGGGCGACATTGTTGAACCGAAGGGCGCGCAATTCAAATTGCCGATCCCGCTGCTCTGGCAGCACGACAGCAGCGATCCGGTCGGGTGGGTGACGTCTGCCAAAGTCACCGCGGCCGGCATCGAGGTCGAGGGCGAAATCGCCGACATTCCCGAGGACGGCGAATTGAAAGCCCGCCTCGCGAAAGCCTGGCAAATGGTCAAAAACAAATTGGTGCGCGGCCTGTCGATCGGTTTCAACCCGATTGAATCTGCGCGAATCGACGGGACTTACGGCTATCGATTTCTTAAATGGGAATGGCTGGAGCTCTCGGCCGTGACGATCCCGGCAAATCAGGATGCAACCATTTTTGCGATCAAGTCGATCGATCAAGCCTTGCTTGCCGCGTCAGGCACACAGCGGGCTGGTTCTCGACCTGGCGCTCATTCTCCCGGCGTCTCGGGACTCCAAAGCAAAGCCGCCTCTGGCGGTTTTTTTTATTCCCGAAGCGGAAAGGAAAATCAAATGAAGACCATGCAACAGTTGCGCGAAGATCGCGAAACCAAAGCCGCGCGCATGCGCGAAATTCTGGAATTGCAGCAGGCCGAGGGCCGCAACAGCACCGACGACGAAGCCGCCGAATTCGACGCCCTGACCGCCGAGGTCAAGAGCATCGACGACGAGATCCGTCGCAAGACCTTCGACGCCATGAATTCGGCCGGCGCAAAGAGCATCGACGGCATGAGCTCGGACGGCGCCTCGCGCAGCCGCGGCGGCCCGACGATTATCGTGCGCAGCGGCGACGCTGACGAAGCATTCAAGGGCCAGAACTATGTGCGCCGCATCATCGCCAAAGCCCTCGCGCACATCGAAGGCGGCGGCGTCACCGCCTCGGGCATCGCCCAGGGCCGTTGGGGCAAGTCGGCTCCGACGCTGGTGCGCTTGATTAAGGCGAACGAGGTGGCCGGCGGCAGTTCGGATACCTGGGGTTCGGAGCTCGTCTCCGCGGACAATCGCTATACGGGCGACTTTATTGAATACCTGTATGGCGCCACGGTTTACGACAAGCTCCCGCTGCGCCAGATCCCGGCGAACGTCGCGATCAAGGGCCAGGATGGTGTCGGCACCGGTTACTGGGTCGGCGAATCGAAGCCGATTCCCGTCACCACCGGTGATTTCTCGACCGTCAGCCTGACGCCCTTGAAGGTCGGCGCGCTCGCTGTCGTTTCGAACGAACTGCTTCGCGACTCGACGCCGGCCGCTGAAATGCTGGTGCGCGATATTCTGGTGCAAGCCAGCGCGCAGCGCATCGACACCACGTTCATCAGCAAGACCGCCGCGTCGGCTGGCGTCTCGCCTGCCGGCATCTTGAACGGCGTCACCGGCTCGGCTTCGGCTGGCGTCGATGCCGCTGGCCTGCGCGCCGATATCAAGACGCTCTACCGCAATTTCATCACCGCGAAGAATGCTTCCGGCCTGTACCTGGTCATGCACCCGGCCCAGGCAAAGGCGATCTCGCTGCTGGTGAATGCTCTCGGTCAGACCGAATTTCCCGGTCTGGGCGCGAACGGTGGGACGCTCTTGGGCGATCCGGTCGTGACCGGCGACAACGTGGCCGCGAACGATATCGTGCTGCTCAAGCCGAGCGATATCTATCGCATCGCCGACAGCGGTGTCGAGGTGTCGATCAGCCGCGAAGCCACGATCGAACAATCGACGGTGCCGAGCGGCGCCACCGATACCCCGGTCGCTGCCGGTCAGTACATGACCAACATGTTCCAGACCGAATCGACCGCGATCAAGGTCGTGCGCTCGATCAACTTCGCAAAGCGTCGTTCGACCGCGGTGGCGTTCATTGAGAACGCCGATTATGACGGTGTGCAGTCGTAATCTGCGGTAGCAATGATGCCCTGGCCGGCCTTGTGCTGGTCGGGGCATTTTTAAAAGGCGAACCGATGAAACAAACAGTGACCGCCATGAAGGCGCACATCTATGCTGGCAAACGCCGCAAGGTGGGCGACCGATACGAAATCGCGGACGCGCAAACCTTGCGCCTGTATCGTGCGATCGGATTTGTGGGCGAGCCTGCGGTATTGGCTCCGCATGCACCTGCGGCCGCCGCGCCTGCCGCGCCCGCCGCTGTTGCGCCCGCCGCGCCTGCGCCAGTTGCCGCTGACACGGTGGTCGAAGACAAATCACCAGAACTCGATCAGGCCAGCGCGCCGGCCTTTGTGCATGAGTGGGCAAATGTCGCGGCAGTGGAAGACGCCACGCCGGCCAGCGACGAAAGCGAAGCACCCGTCGAGCAGGCCGCCGAAGTGCCGCCGCCGAAGCCGAAACGGCAATATCGCCGCCGCGACCTGAAAGCCGAAGAATGATCCCCGGCCTGCGCACCGTGTCGCGTGTCCTACGCGCCTTTGCCGATGGATTTGTCGCGAGCAGCAAGGCGCTCTCATTGTCCGCTGTCGATGATCGAGGCTGGACGACGATTATCCGCGAATCGTTCGCGGGCGCCTGGCAGGCAAACGTTGAGGTCAATCGCGATCTTGTGATGGCGCAATCGACCGTCTTCGCCTGCATGACGCTGATCGCCTCGGACATTGGGAAGCTCTGTATTGAGCTCATGGAGCGCGACAGCACCGGCATCTGGTCGGAGACGTCAAGCCCGGCATTCTCGCCGGTTCTGCGCAAGCCGAATCATTTCCAGACGCGGCAAAAATTTATCGAGCAGTGGATCATTTCAAAGCTCGCGCACGGCAATGCGTACATCCTGAAGCAGCGCGACGCGCGCGGCGTGGTGGTCGCCTTGTACGTTCTCGATCCGCAGCTGGTGCGGCCGCTGGTCGCGCAAGATGGCTCCGTGTATTACCAGTTGTCGGAGGATTCGCTGTCAGGTGTGCAAGGCGGCAATGTCACGATCCCGGCCAGCGAGATCATCCACGATCGGATGGTCTGCCTATTCCATCCTCTTGTTGGCATTTCGCCGATCTTCGCCTGCGGCCTGGCCGCCACTAAGGCGCTCAAGATCGAAAGCAACAGCGCGAAGTTTTTCGAGAATATGAGCCGCCCGAGCGGCATCTTGACCGCGCCTGGCGAGATTCCCGACGCCACCGCGAAGCGTTTGAAGGAAACGTGGGAAGCCAATTACACCGCCGAAAATATTGGCCGCGTGGCCGTCCTGGGTGCTGGCCTGAAATATGAGGGCATGACGATCAACGCGGTCGATTCAGATCTCGTTGAGCAGTTGAAAATGTCGGCAGAACAGGTCTGCTCGACTTTCCATGTCCCGGCATACATGGTCGGCGTCGGCCCTGCACCGACTTATAACAACATCGAGGCGCTGAATCAGCAGTATTACAGCCAATGCCTGCAAGCCCTGATCGAGTCGGCCGAGGCTTGCCTTGATGAAGGCTTGGCACTGCCTGAAAAATACCGCGTCGAATTCGACCTCGATGACCTTCTGCGCATGGATACCGCGACGCAGATCAAGACCTTGAACGATGCCGTCGCTGGTGGCTGGCTGGCTCCCAACGAGGCGCGCGCAAGCCGCAACATGCGACCGGTCAAGGGCGGCGAATCGCCGATGATCCAGCAGCAGAACTATTCCCTGGCCGCGCTCGCCAAGCGAGACGCACAGGACGATCCATTCGGAAATGCCAAGCCCGCGCCGGCTCCCGCGCCTGCGCCTGCGGCCGCGCCAGAAGATATGCAAGACGCTGCCAAGCATATCGAGGTCGTACAAAAAGCTCTTGAGCGTCTGGAGAACGATCGCCAGGCGCAGGCCGAAGCAAACGCCGAGCGCCTGCGTGTCGCGCAGGATGAAGCCGCCGCCCTGGCCGAGCGTATCAAGGCGCAGGAAAGCTCCATCGCCGAGCTTGAACGATCGAATGCGACCTTGCAGCAAGACCTGGCGCGGGAAGCGCAAAAGCGCGCCGACGAGCGCGATCGCCTGGAGCTTGCCGCCGAGATCGAGCGCATTCGCGCGAAGGCAATAAGCGAGGCGCTTTGTGTCTAGCAGGGACGGTCGCGATGGCCGCGATGGTCTACCAGGTGAGCAAGGGCCGCGCGGCCCAGAAGGCAAAAAAGGCGATCCCGGCGCGGTCGGCCCTCAAGGGCCGAAAGGCGACCCAGGCCCGCCAGGCCCGAAGGGTGACAAGGGCGACAAGGGCGATCCCGGTGCCGATGGCAAGCCGGCAAAGCCCTTCCCGACGCGGTTTGATGTTGTGCGCAATGACCTCGGCTTAGTGGTCGCTGTCGTTCCGGTTTTCGATTGAGGCTTAACAAATGAATTTGCTCGGCGCAAAACTTTACGATCCGGCGGTCGCGGTCAGCAAGGCTACCTCATCGTTGATCGCGATGACCGCGTTCGACACAACGAATTTGCGCCTTGCAGTCACTGTTCCGGCTCATGGATTTGTGCGCTTCCGGCTCACCTGCAATTTGTCGGGTGCAACAACAATGCCGCAAGTGATGCTCGGCGTTTTGAATGGCGCGACGGTGGTCGGCCGGGTCGTCCCTCAAGGCTCATTGCCTGGCACCGCAGTCGCGACGACGAATGTGCCGCTTGTGGCCGAATTTACCGTCGCCGGCCTGACACCCGGTGCGGCGAACTTCGACGCGGCCTATGCAGTCGAGACTGTTGTCGCTTCGACCAATATCCACTACGGCGGCCCGAACGATACAAGCGCAAACAATGCATGGGGCGGTTTCTCTTTTGAAGCCTGGGATCCGCAGCCTATTGCAACCGCAGGCCAGCTATCGGTCGATGCCAATGGCCGGGTTGATGTGATCAAAGTCGCTGGCACGACGCAGACGGCGCGCGATATTGGTGGCGCTGTTCCGGCCGCCGCGGCCGGTGCTTCCGGCGGTCTGCTTATCTCGGGCAGCAACGCCGGAACGACGACGCTCGGCGCTTTGACTGTTACCGCCGCGACGACATTGACGGGTGCGGTGTCTGCAATC